GGGATAGTCCACTTCTGGGCAGTCATAACTAACTTAAATTTGTTGTTACTACCCATATACCCCCCCAGGGTATTTGTAGTCTCTCGATGTTTCACGTGAAACGTTGCGGTGTGTTGTGGCATGTTATGTCAACTATTGTAGTGATATGAAAACTATTGTATTAGTGGGTTGCATTGTTTGTACAGGTGTGAGTTAATATCTTGACAATATATCTCTTTACAAGTATATTATACTTGTAAATATGGAGGTGAGTAAAAATGAGTAAAACTGATTCTCGTAGATATGATAAATATACATATGGTTTTTTTTCATGTGATAAATATAATTACACAGATAAAGATATGTGTATTAATCAACATGTAGGTTATATGTTAAATCGTACTTTGTCTATGTTTGATTATAACGGACTACCAGAAACTATTGATAAACGTAATTTAGAGTTGATGTTGCAAATTAATGGTAATGTATGTTGGTATAAATATAATGATAAATTATATGTATTTACTGGTGGTTTAGGTGGAGAACCAAATGTTTACTATATGCCTACAATTTATACTATTGCTAACCCAGCTTTAAATATTAGTAGATCTCTTAAAATTGATAGAGATTGTGTAGTAATGCCAAATGATTTTTTATATCTCGGATTATTACCTCTATATGAAAGATATGCTACAGGATTAACTGAAAATGAATTGTCAATGTATATTGCAACAATTAATCTTAGAATTACATCAATAATTAGCGCTAGTGACGATAACACTAGAAAAAGTGCTGAAAAGTTTCTGGATGATATTACAAGCGGCAAGCTTGGTATTATAGCTGAAAATGCTTTTCTTGATGGTATCAAGTCGCAACCTATTAGGGGTTCATCTGGTGACGACACGATTACATCATTAATTGAGCATGAACAGTACTTAAAGGCATCATGGTATAATGAAATAGGTTTAAATGCTAATTACAATATGAAACGTGAATCAATAAACTCTGGTGAAAGTCAATTAAATAATGACATGTTAATGCCGTTAATTGATTCTATGTTATATTGTAGAAAGGAAGCGTTAAAGAAAGTTAATGCTATGTACGGCACTAATATTACTGTTCACAAATCTTCTAGTTGGGAAGATAATCAAATTGAAATTGATAAAGAGCAAAATAATGTAGGAGGTGATGAAAATGGAAACATTGACACTGAATAGTGTTTATCCAGAATGGATAACTAAAGGGATTTTTAGCTATTTAAACGCTTTAGAAGTTCCTTGGAAAAATGATGTTCCTGGCAATCAATTAGATGTTATTTATCACGGTTCAAGGAGTGGCAATAAAATTATAGGGTCTTTACTAGAGAATTATCTTGATAATAATACTGTTAGTGATGATAATAAAATTATAATAGCGCAAGCAATTTATACAATATATATTAAAAATTGGAATGCTCTATATAAAACATTATCATTAGAATATAATCCGATTGAAAACTATTCTATGACAGAAACAGAAAATGTTCAAGATTCTCATAACGGAACGTTAGAAAGTAATGGCACTGATACAAACACAAATACTGAAAATACAATTGTAAATGATACTTCCAATAATCAATTATGGGGTTTCAATTCAACCGATTCTGTAAATAGTGATAAGCAAATTGGTGACACTACTAAAAACGTAGACGGTAGTATGAATACCACACATAAAAACACAGATACGGAAACAAAAAATATTACTTCTGATAGAATGCTTAAACGTTCTGGTAATATTGGAGTTACAACATCACAACAAATGATTGAAAGTGAACGTCAATTATGGTTGTGGAATTTCTTTGAAAGTGTTTTTTCTGACATAGATAAAATACTTGTATTAAAAATTTATTAAAAGGAGGAATGATAAATGTTTAAAGGTGGTTACAAATTAATTGATTTTAAAGATAGTAATATTACTTTAACTACACCAACAACCATTAAAGGGGTATATGATGCAATTGAACACAATTACAGAAAACCCACTTTAATTACAGGGCTTGTTATTGGTTCAGTAGAAAAAGAAGATACTTTTGTAAATTTTGAACATGGCGAAAATGTGTATAATGGTTTACTTGGTATGACAGCAAATAATAAAGTATTATTTATCACAATTACAAATGAAGATGTGGTTACTATTACAGAAAACACAATTACATTATCAAAAGGAGGTATATAAATTATGACAGTTGCACAGATTTACAATATTATTAACCCAATTACAAAAGAAATTCTTGGCGAAACTGCGGTAGTTAATGAGGATTTATCTAATATTGTAGATATTGGAAAAGAGCTTTTTGATGTTACAGACGTTGACAATTATGTTAAATCATTAGTGAATCATATCGGACGTGTTGTTTTTGTTAATCGTCCTTATTCTGGTAGTGCTCCATCAGTATTGATGGATGGATGGGAATATGGTTCTGTTCTCGAAAAGATTAGTGCTGAATTACCAGAAGCGACAGAAAATGAAAGTTGGGAATTAACAGACGGTGCAAGTTATGATCCCAATATTTTCTATAAACCAAAAGTTTCAGCTAAATTCTTCAATAAAAAAGTTACTTTTGAAATTCCAATGAGTTTTACAGAAAAACAGGTAAAAGAAAGTTTCTCTAATGCGGCACAGCTTAACGGTTTTTTATCTATGTTATACAATGCGGTTGATAAGTCAATGACAATTAAAATTGATAGTCTTGTTATGAGAACTATTAATAATATGATTGCGGAAACATTGCATAATTTTAGTCCTAGTGGTGATTATACAGGTACAGGTGTTAGAGCCGTTAATCTGCTTAAATTGTATAATGATGATAAAGGCACAAATTTAACCGCTGAAAAATCTATTAAAGACCCGGATTTCATCCGTTTTGCATCTTATATTATGGGGCTTTATATGGAACGTTTAAGTAAAATTTCTTCTTTATTTAATATTGGTGGAAAAGATAGATTCACTTCACGTGATTTACTTCATGTTATTTTACTTAGTGATTTTGCTAAAGCTTCTGACAGTTTTTCAATGTCAAGCGCATTTCACAATGAATTTGTAGCACTTCCTAAAGGTGAAATCGTTCCTTATTGGCAAGGTTCTGGAACTGATTACTCCTTTACCTCTGTATCTTCCATTAATGTGAAAACCGCTTCTGGTGATACAGTTAACGCAAGTGGAATTATTGGTGTTATGTTTGATAGGGATGCGTTGGGAGTAACTAATCTTGATAGAAGAGTTACTACCAACTATAATCCTAAAGCAGAATTTTTCTCAAACTGGTATAAATTTGATGCTGGATATTTTAACGATATGAATGAGAATTTTGTTCTCTTCTATGTAGCCTAATATAAAGCCCCTCTTTTGAGGGGCATTTTAAGAGGTGTTATAAATGAATATAACTTTATATGTAAATAATTCAGAAAAGAATAAAATAGGTAAAAATCTTACAAATGATTTTTCTCTATCTGGCACTATTAGAGATGTAACAAATATTATTAATCCTGTTATATTAATAGAATTAAATGAAATTGGTAATTATAATTATTGTTATATTCCTAGTTTTAAACGTTATTATTTTATCACAGATATTACAGTTATAAGAACTGGATTATTCGCTATTTCTTTAACAGTTGATGTATTGGAATCATTTAAAACTGATATAAAAAATCTTTCTGTGATTCTTTTAAATACTCAAAATGTTGGTACAAATAACTATTTATCATCGCAAGTATTTCGTAATAATGTGAAATCTAAAACAGATATTATAAATTTTCCTAATGGATTAAATGATTCTGGCGAATTTATTCTTATCACAGCTGGAGGTTGATATAATGGGAGTAAGTTATAATGATTTTATAAGTGCTGTCGCTAATTATTACAATGCGGAAGCTGGAATACCACCAACAGCACAATGGGCTTCTTCAACTACTTGGTCGACAGTTTCAACAGATATGGCAAGAGTAGGAATCACTTCTGATAACTATATTAATTATCTTGAAAACTTTCCAGAACTTTTTGACATAACTAGAAATGTTGACGGAACTATATTAGATTCTTCACTTAAAAAATATATGTATTATGGGAATGTTAATGGCTATAATGCTAATACTGGTGGAGCGTTAAATAGTAATAAAATACCGTCAACTTTTGCCGAGTCTACAGGTTTAAATATTAGTGGATTAACTACTAAAGCAACCACTGGTGCTTTAACAACTAAAGGCGGTATTGGTTTAAAAGCTGATACTGGATTGACTGTACAGGGTGTAGTGTCAGCAATTGGTTTAGGTGCTTTAGCCGTAGGAACTGGTGCTACTCTTGGTAAAATTGTAGGTGATGCTTTATATGAGGCTAATCCCGAAATATGGGATTCTCACAAGATATCAGATTTATCTAAAACAGATTTTAATAAATTTGCTACTACAATTAAAGATGATGTTGGTACAGTATTACATGATGGTGTTTTAGCTTTATGGGGTGTTAATGGTGATACCACTACAATGTATGTTGATGAAAATGCGTTAGCTTACATGACTTGGTATTTGACAGAAAATAATTTATTAAAAAATACTTTCACACCTAACGAGCCAACATCCAAATTTGTAAGAATAAAAGTAAAAGGTTATAATGATAGGATAATTAGTAAAAATGATATTAATATTAATTCTGTGTATTCCACTGAAAATGGATATACCACCTATCGTGAAAACGCACAATGCACTGTACAAGTTAATTTACTTGAAACTGCTAAAATTAACTATAATTATAAATATTATTCAACTACAATTGCTTTATTATCTGGTATAGATAAATACCAAACATATAATTACGCAGTAATTCCGGCAAATTCTACTGTAGATAATACATATAAATTAAAAGGAACTGTAATTCAATCTAATAATGCTGAACATCCTGTTGGAAGTGAGTTTACAGTTATGCAAGGTGGTGCTAGTTTTTTAACATTTTCATTAGACGGCTACCCAGATAATGAAATAACAGGTTTTTATTTTGGAGATACTGCCATAACTGGTAGTGATATAGTATTATCAACTTCTGTCGCATCTAATAATGCTCTTTATTATGCTTTATGCGAAATAAATGGATTAGGTTCATATATCGGATATGACGGAATTTCAGAAAATCCAAATTCTAAACAATTTAATCCTACAGGTGTAGGAAGTGTAGCTACAGCACTTGGAGCTTTAAAAAATCAATACCCAGATTTATGGAATAATTCTATAAAACGCAACACAATTCAAGATGACGGTTCAGAGGATGAAAGAATATATGTTCCTATTCCAATACCGAAATTTAATAATCCTTTTGATGAAAAGCCAACAACAGGAACACCATCACAATCTAACCCCTCAGTTAATCCAGATACAACACCAAAAGATGAGTTAGACAATGTATCAGATACTACAACAAAAGACCCCACAAAAACAGATAATCCTAATACTGGCGGTGGTGATAGTCCGAACGTTGTTTTACCAACACAACAAGCTAGTTCGTTATGGGCTATATATAATCCAACATTAGGACAGTTAAATAATCTAGGTGCTTGGTTATGGTCTACAAATTTTATTGACCAGATTTTAAAAATATTCAATGACCCAATGCAAGCAATAATAGGACTTCACAAAGTATACGCTACTCCTAATATTTCTAGTAGTGGAAATATAAAAGTTGGTTATCTTGATAGTGGTGTACCGTCAAATATTGTAGGAAATCAATATACATATATTGATTGTGGTACAGTATCGTTACGTGAGTATTACGGTAATATATTGGATTACTCTCCATATACTACAGTTCAATTATATTTACCATTTATCGGTATTGTATCATTAGATATTGCGGATGTATCACGTTCTAGCATTACTGTTAAATATGGAGTTGATGTATTAACAGGTGCTTGTTTAGCTTCCGTGTCAGTGCAACGTGATAATGCTGGAGGCATACTTTATCAATATTCTGGAAACTGTGCTTGCCAATATCCATTATCCAGCGGTTCTTATATGGGTATGGTAACAGGCGCATTGGGGGCTATTGGAAGTTTAGCACGTGGTAATATTATAGGGACAGGTTTAAGTGTTGCTGGAATGCATACAAATATAGAACGTTCTGGTGGTTTTTCTGGAAATGCTGGTGCTATGGGAATTAAAAAGCCTTATTTAATTATAAGTCGTCCTCAATCTGCTATGAATGATGGTTTTCCATCAATACAGGGCTATCCATCTAACTATTATACACGATTAGGAAATTGTAGCGGGTTTACACAAATAGCAGAATGTCACGTTGAAAATATATCAGCAACAGACAAAGAACTTGATAAAATTAAAGATTTATTAAAAGAGGGGGTTATACTATGAAAATTTATGTTTGTACAGGGCATGCCAATTATGGTAATATGATTTCATCAGCGGACGGTACGTCAGTAGGTGGATGTAATGAATATAACTATAACAGAGACTTATTACCTTATATTAAAAAATGGTGTGAAAAAGTTGGTGTTGAATGTTATACAGATACACCGGAAATTGGAAAATTGCATTCTTTAGAAGATGAAATTAATTACTATATTTCACATGCTAATGCTAAAAATTATGATTTAGTAGTTCAATTACATCTTAATGCTTATGATGAAAAAGCCAAAGGTTGTGAAGTTTGGTATTATCCATCTAGTAATTTTGGAATGAGATGTGCTAATGATGTATGTAACAAACTTGGGTCAGTATGGTATAAAAGAGGTATTAAAGAAAGTAAAACTTTATATTGGCTTAGAAAAACAACAGCACCATCTATTTTAATTGAATCATTTTTTTGTGATAATGCTAAAGATTATTTAACAGCAGTTAAACTCGGCTTAGATTCGCACGCTAAACTCATTGTTGAGGGTATTATTGGTAAAGGTATTACAACTTATAATTCAAGATATAGCGTACTAGTGGGCGATTATGATAAAAAAACCGCTTATGCTACATCTAAAGAATTAACTAAGTTGGGATATAAAACAGAAGTAGTTAAAAGGGGGTGAGAATATGGATATTAATGCAGTTGCTAGTATCGTGTCAGCAGTAGGATTTCCAATTGTTTGTTGTTTCGGTATGGCTTATTACATTAATACAACTCTTAAAGAGTTGACTAAAGTAATGAATGAACACACTGTTGCAATCGAAAAGTTGACAACTATTATTGACAAACATGTCGATAATGAATAAGTAACTAAATACTAGATATTGTGCGAAATAAGGGGGTATATGATTACCCCCCTTTTATAATGTTTCACGTGAAACATTATTTACACCATTGTAAATAATTTCTGACAATTTCACCTACTTCATTATCTTGATAATATACTTTATCCCTTGTATAAAATATTGCAATTTTCTTTTCAATATCTGTTGTAGGCTTAGTTAGTTTACGTTTCCAATTAGGTCGTGCGTCATAGTCAACACTATAAATTAAATCATTATCTGTATATTTTAATTCTGTTGTTTTTCTGTGAATATATGTGAATACTGAATTTTCAGTATTTATAATTTCACATTGTAATAATTCATCATCAAATTTAATAAAGTATGTAAATAAAATATCTTTAGATTTATACTTGTATGGTAGATGTGGATAAATTTCCATTTCCCACGCTCCACCAGTTATCATTGACAGTTTAGGATTATCAAAAGCAAAATATAAATCAGATTTCTTTCCTTTTTTATTTGGTAGACAATACTCAACTGCTACTGTTAATTCGCTATCACCATATCTATATAAATCAATATCACCAGCATTCATTTCTTTAATGTGTGTTAATCCCATTTCATTGAAATAAGGACAGTATTTATTTACAGTATTACCTAGCATAAAAATTTTTACATCAGTACGATAACGAACTATAGTTGAAATAACATTCATAAATAAAACAAATTCATCCGGTAGATACATGGTTCTAGTGAGAAATTCATCAAATAATATTGTAGTAATATCTGGGTATGATGTTGATTTATCATGCTCCATTGACGAAATAGAAAAACCATATGCAAAGGGTCTTTCCATTGTAATTCGTTTTTGTGTTTCTTCATCATATTTACAAAAGAACCATCTTGAACCATAATAATATACATCAGTCCACTCTCCATCAGTCAACTCTGATATTACGCCATTACTAACAAGACCGTCAAACATTGTGCGTCCTCTTTTACCTGTAAAGTCATCTTGCCACCGTCTAACAATTGCTAATTGTTTATTTTCGTTTACAAAGTTTTCAAGTCCTAATTTTAATACACTGTATGTTTTACCGTTAGAACGTTCACCAAATATTACGTTGTAAGTAGCGTTGTATGATAGAATATTATCTAAGCTATAAAATTTTTGTTTTTTGAACATTTTATTATTCCTTTCTATGTTTCACGTGAAACATTAACTAATTGTCTTAATTTCTGTTAAATAATCAATATACTCTTTAGATAGAGATAAGTGGTAATCTGACCCCTCCATGTGAACAGCTGATAATTCATGGTAAGTACATTTATTTCCTAAATAGTCAGTTAATACACCACTTCTTTCATTATCAATATAAGTATGCGTATTTTTACCTGTGTATTCTGGCGGTACATATAAACCTTGTTTAAATTCTTTAAAAATATCATCACCAAATTTTTGTTTCAAATATGGAACTGCTATTTTTTTATTTAGTCCAGATACCGTAATATTAACATGGTATTCATACTCACTAGGTTTAAATACAAATGTTTTAACATCACCATTTATACCTTTTATATTATGACATTTCTTAACTTTTAACGGTATATACTTTTCAACCATATAACGCTTTGCTCCTAGTGTTTTAAATCGTGTATAATAACCCTCAAAATCCCAAACGCCTAAACACTTTTTTTCACCCTTTACGGTAGTAGGTTCAATTAAATCATGCGCTAAACAATGAAAGTCCATAGCTTTATATAATCTATTTCTTATCATTTCGTTATAGTCATTAATATATTTTATATGATTTTCTCTATTAACAGTTTTTATAGAATCAGTATCACTATAAATATAATCATTTTTAAATTCGATTATACCTGTAAATAGATTTCGTCTTGCATAGGCAGTAACCCACACCCCCCACGGATAAAATAAAAAACGATTAGAACTATTATTATATTTTTCAATTGCTGTGTTAAAGTCTGGCGTATCTGGTAACCATTCATCTGCATAAATATAACTATCTCGCACAATATCAGTTACCATCATACCGTAACATGAATTTAATTTTTCTTTACTTTGTAAATATTCAACCTCTTTTCCATCAACACCTTTTAATGTAGTTTTATCACTATATAATTTTAATATTGATTTAACTAATGGTGTTGGCAAATAACTTTTTTTATAACGTCTAAAATTAGATACACCAAAATGCTCGCTTTTATAGAACACTTTTATAATATTATAATCTTGTTCAGTTAATGTTATTCTAATCCTTTTAGCGGAAACTAAACGACCATTATTAACGATAGGCTTTTCAACATCCCAACACCTAGAAATTGATATATAATTATCAAATAATACTTTGCTATCTATATTAATAAATTCAGCGTCAAATAAGCAACAATAATATTTAAGATTATACTCTAAATCTTCTTTTGATTTTATATCTACAATTTCAGCTTTAGACATTGGAAACATTTCTGCAACCATAACACATGGATAACTACTTGTAAAATCATCACTTCCTACGTTTTCAACCTCTTTACCAGAATAAAAGGGATTAGCGTGAGTGAATCCACCTTGAAAAGCACGTTTTAATTGTTTATATTCTTCTGGTTCAATTGTTAATTCATTCATCAAGTCATAATATTCACGATTCTTTTTATATTTTTTACTCTTTTCATTTTTAAAACATTCACGTCTACAATATTGACGTACATAACCAGTTTTTGTTAAAGGGATTCTAGTTATACCACCATCTAATTGTATTCGCTCGTAAATATATGCCATAACTATTTTAACATCATTTACACAATAACCTTTTTCTTTTATTGTTAATGGGGTTTCTGAATGTCTCATTAATGAATAGTCTAAATCACCTACTAACTTTTCAATTTTTATTATTGTTAAGTTTTGCGCTAGTTTTGCTAAAGCGTAACCGCTTAATAAATAACTACAACGAAATTCAATTCCATCAATTGTAGTTGCATATACTGGCTTGCGATTATCTATAGCAAACACTTTATCCCATTCAAACCTTTTACATATAAATTGAAATTCATATGCTAAGTTGTGTACATAAATAACAAGTCTTTTATTTAATGAAATATCTAAACATTTTATTAACTTTTCAACACATTTCAAAAATTCATCCCATGTACGTCCAATAATAACAAGACCATTTATCCCTAAAGTCCACTCATACATAATAGCGGTTTTTTCTCCACTATATGAAATAAAAGACGTTGTTTCAATATCGAATGCACAAGGGGTATCGAAATATAACACTTTTTTCTTGCTACGTAAACGTTCATTATTCATAGCAACATCTGCTATATATTCGATATCACTCGGATTATATATTTTATTCAATCCTAAAAAATTTTGAAATGGCATTATTTGTATCTCCTACTGATTGTTCGTATATTTTCTCTAATTTATTGCGCATTTCTTCTACAACTTCATCAACATTTTTATCATCTATTATATTCGAGATTTCCTCAAACACATTATATTTCATTAATTTATTGGAAATTGAACTATCTATTTCTTTAAGACGTTCATAAGCTTTAAAAAAATCATTATATTGTTTATTAGTTATTTCTATACTATGTTCTTTTTTTAGTTTCTCTCTAACCTCACGTCTAACGGCTTGTGAACCATGTACTGTAGATGTTTCCATATGTAAAAATTCTTTAGCTCTTAAAAATTCTTTTTTTAATTCAAATTCATCTTTTCCTTTACTTATAAACTTACCCTCACCTCTCCTTTTAAATCCCTCATAAGCTGGTGAAAATACGTCTGTTTTTGATAATCTAGTTATGCGCTTATTAGCTACATACGCCAGTCTTGAAACAACTTTAGATAAATCATTTTTAGACAATGAAGATAATTCTCGTTCACTTAAATCTGTTAGAGATTCTAAACTCATTTTTTGAATATTCATTCCTCTATTCCCTCCAACAACTCTTTTATAGTCATACCGTGTTGCAGATACCATATAAGAATATAATAATTATCATTTCTACTATTTTCAAATGATGATATGTTTTCCACTGAAAATCCTAATTCTTTTGCAACCATGGGCTGTGAATAGTTGGTCTTATTTCTTCTAAATGTTTGACAATTTAAACCTATATGAAACATTACATTTTTCTTATCCATTATACCACCTCCATATAATAAAATAGGAGGGCGTTTCACCCTCCTATGTTTCACGTGAAACATTATTCACAATCTTTAAAATGGTTCTGGCATTTCTGGAGAATCACTAACGGCTGGTGTAACTGTAGCTAGTGATACAAATGTTTCAACATCCATTGACACTTTAATATTTTCAATATCTTTAACTTTAACAGAAACTACTTTTCCTATTGATGAATATTTCTTTTCAAAATGTTTAATCAACTCTTTATCTGTCATTTCATAAGCAAAATCAGTTGTTGTTTCAAGTGATTCTATATCATATGCGTACATTGTAATTTCAACAACATCTTTTTTAATTGTTCTTGTGATTTTCTTCATGGTCTGAACCTCCTATTCATAATCTTCAAGTGAATTATCAACAAATGGATTTTCATCAACTGTATAGTCTTTAATCCATAAAGTACGACTAATAATTACACCATTCTCTGTCTCAATGCTCTTTGTAGCAAGATTAGCTTTATCTTTGTCTACAATAATGTTGATGGGGCAATCATCTGCTTTTGGTGCAAGACCCTCTGGAAATTTTACCTGTACAGATACGTGCTCACCATCTTCCTTTCTTGTGAGCTGTGTAAGATAAGTGTAAAAACGTTTTCCCTCTGTTGTTGTTCTCTTCTTTGCAAATACTGTTAATAACATTTATTTTTCCTTTCTGCCTTTAGTTTAGGCTACGATTTTAATGGATTATCGAGAACCATAATTAACTATTTTCTTAATCTAAACCATTTAAACTCTTCTGAATGGGTAATAGTGTGTTCAATCGTTTCGCATGTGTAAGTATAACATTCATCTCTCACATTTAATAAAAGGTGTACACCATCAACATCGAAATTGCGTTCATACAAAATTAAATTTTGACTTTTTCTTCTAATTTCATGGTAAAGCTCATTAATTCTTTTTAAAGACATTACCCCTCTTTTCATAATACCTCACCTGTCCATAAATCCTCTAAACCATATGTTTCTGCGCATGTTCCAATATAATGATAATAATATCTAATATTTGACATTTCTTTATCATTAATTAAATCTACCATGTATAATCTAAAAGCCGCTGATGCTAAGTTAATCATGTCTAATGTTGCTTTACGAGCTTTAACATCTCCTAAAAATGTTTCTTTGTAAGCTACCATAAAACGTGCAAATAAAATTTTAAATACCATTTTTAGTCACCTCTTTATTAATTATAGTATTACTCCGCTTGGACAATTGTTTCACGTGAAACATTAATGAATATTCATTGCTATAACCTCCTTAATGGGCTTCCTCTTTACATG